GAAGTGATAGCGCCAAACCGGGACCGCGATGAAATGCTCGGAGAAATAGAGGATGAGCGGCCGGACCTACCGACGGAACCAACGATCCCAGGTGGCGACGACGACGACGGCGACAACGATGCCGACGCTGAATGAGGAATTACTAGACCAGACCATCACCCGCGAAGTTTTCCTGCAGCGGTACGGAAACGGCCTGGCGAACAAAGTACTCCGGCTGCTGGCAAAACAGGAACGCGCGATCGAAGCCAAGCTCGCTAAGGGCGGAGCGATTACCACCAAGCGGATCCTCGAGCAACGCCTGGTAGAGATTCGAAAAATCATACGGCTGACCACACCACAAATCGAAACCCTGATGCACCGGGAGCTCCACAACCTCGCGCTGACGGAAGCCGACTACGCAGCCAGCGGAATAAAGAACGGCATCAAAAAACACGGCGGCGCCACGGTAGCAAGCGGCATGCCACAACCGAACCTGGCTGCAATCGCAACAGCGACCACGGCGCAACCATTCCAGGGCCGGCTGCTGAAAGAATGGATGCGGGAATTTGAAGGCGCCACCGCTCGCGGGATCCGCAACGCAATAAGAATCGGTTTTGTCGAAGGCGAAACCCTGGACCAAATTACCGAACGCGTGAAAGGGATAAAACGAAACCGGTTCAGAGGGAGCACGTTTAAAAAGGCCCGGGACAATTCCGAGGCCATTGTGAGAACAGCGATAAACCACTACAGCAACTTTGCAAGACAGAAAGCCTTTGAAGGAATGGGCGATGCGCTGTCGGGAATGCAATGGCGGTCCACGCTGGATGGCCGGACCACACCGATATGCCAGGCCCGGGACGGCGAAGTTTATCCTGTGAATTCAGGACCACGGCCACCGGCGCACATCAACTGCCGAAGCGGGATGACCCCGGTCGTAAAAAGCGCCGAGCAGCTCGGCCTGCGAAAGAACGCTACCAGGGCATCGATGGACGGCCAGATACCGGCTGACCTTTCATACAACGACTTTCTGAAGGGCAAGGTAAAAAGCGATTTCAAATTCGTCGAAGACCTGCTCGGGAAAAAGAAAGCTCGGCTTTTCAGGGACGGAGGCCTCGACGTCCAGAATTTTGTAAATCCCCGCGGCCAGGTTTACACTTTGAAGGAATTGAAGCGGGACTACACCAGCGCATGGAAAAAGGCCGGCCTGAACTGAGGCTCATAAAACCGGGAAAACAGGCTCCAACGAAGGCCACCGTCGAATACAACGGTACCTGGCGCTGCCCCGTTTGTGCGGGCGAAGGCAAAGATAGACGGACACTAATCCTGGCGTACAGCAACGCCAAAATTCATGGAAACAAGATCGACCTGAGAACAGCGCTCCGCGGAGAAGAACTACGCTGCGCGACGTGCCAGGCGCCGGCTGCAGTGCGCCACGAAAACTGCTGGCAATTTTTAACCTAACGAAGGAAACCAAAATGGAAATTAAAGAATTACTGAAATCGGATGAAGGAAAGGCCGCGATAGCGAAAGCAGTAGACAAGGCCACCGAAGGCCTGAAAACAAAGAACACGACCCTGCTCGGCAAGGTTCAAACGCTCACCGAAAGAATGGAAAAATTCGACGGAATCGACCCAACGGTTTATGAAGGCCTGGTGGATTTCAAAAAAGAGCACGACGACAAGCGGCGTAAGCAAATGAACAAGGACGGCGACCACGACCAAATCATCGCCGAAATGAAAAAGGACCACGCCACCTCCGACGAAAAAAAGGACGCGCAAATCACTGCCCAGGCTGCAACGATACGCACCCAGGCCAGAACCACCGCGGTAAACACGGCGATGGACAAGGCCAACATAATCGGCGATTTACGCGGCGCGTTTTCAGACCACATCGGCGCCCGGATTAGCGTAACCGGCGAAGGCGACGAAACCAAAGTGACCGTCGGCGACAAATCGGTCGACGAATTTGTCAAGGAATACGTAGGCACCGACACCGGCAAGCATTTTGTAACGGCCGATAAAAACAGCGGCGGCGGGAGCGGCGGCGATGGCGGCGGCGGCGGTTTGAAAGGCAACCCGCTGAAAGACGACAAAGCCAGCCTCACAGATTTGGGCGCCCTGATGCGGACCGACCCGACCAAAGCAAAAGCCATGATGAAAGAGGCCGGATTGAAAGTCATCGAGTAACCACTACCACATACATAAAACGCTGGAATCGCAAAAGTTGTGCCATTTCAGCAACAGACACCTGGCCCGAAAGGACCACGGCGACCGGTAAGGCCGGCAGCCGTTAAAAGCGAAAGTGGGTAAGGCCGGCGATCGCAACGCAAAAGCGCAATCCTGCGCTAACCAACGCCAAAAGAGGAAAGGAAAATGACAGCAGTAAGATTGGCAGACGCGATCGAGCCGGTAGTATTCGAATCGTACACGCGCCAAATGACGACCGAATTGTGGGAATACCTGCAAGGCGGGATCGTAACCAGAAACGCGCTTTTTGACGCCATCGCGCGCCAGGAAGGCAGCATCATGAACGTGCCCTACTGGAACGACCTGGTAGCGAACGAATCCGGGATCGGCAGCGACGACCCGGCCTCCTTCAGCACGCCTGATGGGATGACTTCAGGACAGCAAATCGGCATTAAAAACCGACGCAACAAATCCTGGAGCGCGATGGACCTGGTCGCACCACTGGCCGGTTCAGATCCCATGCGGGAAATCGCCGGCAAGGTAGCGCGCTACTGGGCCAGGGATTATCAGAACACGCTGATCGCGCTTACCAACGGCCTCATCCTGGAAAACGTAGCGAACGGATCCAGCGACATGATCAACGACATCACCGACGACGCCGTAGGCGCACCAGCGGCCGGAGCCCTGGTAACCGGACCCGAGGTCATAAACACCTGGTCAACGATGGGCGATCACAGCTCCGACCTGGCCGGCATTGGCATGCATTCTGTGGTTTTCCACAACCTGCAAGCGCAGGATTTGATTGCATACATTCAGCCGTCCGAAACGGACATACGGATCCCGAGCTACCTCGGCCTCCGGGTTTTCGTCGACGATTCCCTGCCGGCAGCCGCGCAAAGCAACCAGACCTGGTACACGACCGTCCTGTACGGAAATGACAGCTTTGGCTACGGCGAAGGCGCACCGAAGGTACCGACCGAAACCGAGCGGATCCCTTCAAGCGGCGACGGCGAAGGCCAGGAAGTGCTGTACAACAGGCGCCACTACCTGCTGCACCCACGCGGGTACGCTTTCCAGAGCGACACGATGGTCGGCGTTTCACCGTCAAACACCGAGTTTGCCCTGGCAGCCAACTGGCTCCGTTTGTACGACCGCAAAAACGTGAGAATGGCATTCCTTATCAGCAACGGCTGATTTCACAGCAGGACTGAACACCCTGCACTCCAACGCGGCCGCCACCACCAGGCGGCCGCAACCCACCATCCCAACACAGGAGAAACACCGATGGCTGAAAAGCTACCAGTAGCATCCTTTCATAAAGGACAAAACCTGACCCTGGCGCAAATCCAGGAAGCAAAGCGGCTGAGAGGCAAAGACGGAACAGGCAAATTCAAATTTGCCCCGAAGCCGAAAGCTGCAAGCAAAGCAAAAAAAGAGGACTAGAAAATGGCCGTCACATTCAATGCCACACCAGGCGCAACCGACGCCAACAGCTACGTCACCGTAGAGGGCGCCGATGAATTCCTAACCGAACGGCGAATGCATGTCGGCATTGAATGGACCGCCCTATCCCAGGCAGACAAGGAAGCAGCGCTGATGTGGTCGACCCGGGAAATTGAGCGCCACGATTTCATAGGAACGCGCCAGAGCAGCGAGCAAGCACTGCACTGGCCGACCTTCGAACAATACGAGAATGACGGCCGACCGATCCCTGACGACGGCATACCGATATCCGTAGAGGATGCGACCAGCGAAATGGCGCTCCACCTGGTGAAAGAAGACCAGAGCAAAGTGGCGGCAAGCGAACAATTCGAAAAAGTAAAGGTAGGGCCAATCGAGCTCCAATACCGGGACCGACTAGGCGACGACGATATCCTGGCAACAGCACCGCCGGACGTCCGCGCGATGCTGAAACCCGTACTCAGCGCTGGCACCGCCGGCGGCGTAAATAGGAACGTTCAAAGACGATGACCAACCAGCTCGACCATGAACCAATCCTGGCGGCCGTCAAGGTAGCGCTGGAATTGGTCGGCCGCGAAATTACGATCAGAACACCAAGCGGCGGCGTTTCAGATTCGGTAGCCGGCACCTTCACGCCAAGCCCACCGACAGAAGAAACCGCCAATTCATACATGGACAATAATATAGCTTTTTATTTTCCAGACGCGCTGATCAAGCAAGGCGACGTGATGATTTATGCCGACAAGGCGATAACGCTGCAGTCGCAGATTTTCAGGGATAGCGCCAAGTGGGAAGTAAAGAACGCGAAGCCGGTCGAGTTTGGCGCCGGCGACGTTTTATGGATAGCCCAGGTGAATCGATGAGCCAGAGCTTCGCAGCCGACATAGGCAGGATTGCGCGCAAATTCGAAATGAGAATGGACGCGATCGCCAGAGATACGTTTGTGGACCTTTTCGCCAGCATCGTGGACAGCACGCCGGTCGACAAGGGATTCCTGAAAAACCGCTGGACGCCTTCGATTCAAACACCAAATACCAGCTCGGCGGCCGGGCCGGACAAAAGCGGAAGCCGAGCAACGGCGCTGGTAAACGCGACAATAAAAAAACCAGCGATTTATTATTTTACCAACAACCTACACTACGCCGAAGACGTAGAATTCTACGCAACCTCGCAACAGGCGCCAAACGGGATGGTGAGAATCAACATGCGACGCGTTAAACAGATCCTGCGGGAGAACGCCAAGTGACAGCGATACTAATGGACGGCGCCTTAATGGCAGGATACAACGCGCTCGCGCTTGGGCTGCCGACCGGCCTCGAGGGCGAACAATTCATACCGCCGGAAAGCGGCGCGGATTGGGCGAAGGTCACGATCGTGCCGACCGGGAAGGAAGTGGCCTCCCTGGGCGTAGGCGGGATGGACCAACAAAAGGGATTCATGCAGATCACATTCAGCACGCAACCAGGCAAGGGCAAAGCCGGCCTGCTGGCGTTTTACCAGGCGGTAGAAAATTACTTCGTCGCCGGCAAGACGCTGACCAACGGCACGCAAGACGTTAAAATCGAAGGAACGAGCAGAGCTAACATCACGGAAAAAGACGGCTGGCTGAAATTAGCAACCACCGTGAACTGGAACGCTTACATCACCAGACCGGCAATATAGGAGCACCAAAATGCCAACAGTAGCGAACGGCAGTAACGTACAATTATTCTACATCCAGGAAGACGGAGCAGGCCTTATACCGTCGCCGGCGCCGGCCTTCAAGCCGATCCGGTTCAACTCCGATGGTTTCACCCGGGACGTAACCCAAATCGACAGCAACGAAATCAACCCATCACGCCAGCGGGACGTTTCACGCCAGGGCACCTACTCGGTCGCCGGCGAA